GCCGTTGCTTCGTCGGGAAAATATTTTGGAAATATTTTAAGTAATCCTGCCGCGCTGTAATTCAAATTTTCCGTATCGTCTTTCAAATACGTGCTTTCGTGGAGAACTTGCGCAAGAAAGTGCGCAATTCGAAGCGGCGTATTTATCTCGTATTTCGGCAAAATTTCGTTCAATGCGTCGATGTAATAATCGACTTGTTTTTCATTTTTGCCGCCGTTGATTTTGAGTAATTGGTCTTTGGTTAAAATCTCACTCATTTCCCTGCCCTCGCTTCCTTTCTGACGTTACGCGCTTTTTCTTTTTTCAAATCGTCGGCGCAGTCGTTATATTGTTTTTTGCAATTATTCAACTGTTTTTGTCCATCGTCAATTTGCGCTTTTAATTCGCGGCTTTCTTTTTGTAACAGTTCGTTTTTTATTTTCAAGACGGCAATTTGTCCGCGCAAATCGCCTGCAATTTTGCCTTCGTCGTAAATCTTAAAACCCATTGCCAAAAACGCTATCACAATGCCGACGACGGCGAACATTTTAATTTTTGTTATCATTTTTTTACCTCCGTAGGGATAACCCCTTAATTAAATTTTAATCCAATAATCGAAATTGTGCGTTTGTCCGTTATAATCGCATTTAACGGAAAATTCCGCTTTTCCCGAAGCGGTGTCTATATTTACATCGCTTACGGAAACGTTTTTAAGAATATTTGAAAGCGGCTTTAATGCGGATTTAACATAAGTTTTAATAAGCGTTTCGTTTTGTTTAGTCGCCTTATCCACCTTGTACAACTCGCTGCCGTAATCGGGATTGCAAATAAGCGTTCCTTTGCGAATATTTATCGCGGTGAAAATTCGGTTGTATATGGCATTTCCATAACTTTCCCCCGCTTCATATCCGTCGGTTTCGGGACATCTTTTTAGTTCGTAATCTTTATTTCGCATTTTCCCGTCCTTTCAGATTGTCAAAATCCAAATTCAACTCGGTAATATATTTATCCATAACTTTCACCGGATTGATAAGAACGTATTTTTTAACGTTAGTAAAATTTTCAACCAACTTTTCTTTTACCAAATCTTCGGCGGTTAATTCTTGCGCCGTTTGGGTCTCATCCCCTTTTGCCGTTTTTTCTTCCATTTTTCCTCCTTACAGACCGACAGCCGAACGGACTTGTTGCAGGAAGTCCTTACCGCCGACGTTGTATATATAGTTAAGTTTGTCAATTTCGCGTACGAGTTTGTTATCAAACATCTCTTTGAGATATATGACGGTAAATTCAAGTCCGCGCCCTTGAAGTTCTCCGACGTTGAAGTTGCCGAGCGTATCGTTTTTAATCATCGCCCGCCAAATAATCTTATGCTGTTTGACGACATATTCGCCTGTTCCCGTGTCAAGCGTTTGTACCGCGCCCCAAAATTCAATGTTTTGGTATTGCTGTACGAGCAATTCCCGCAAATCGCCCGTTATCGTCCTGAAATTTATCGTTCCGCTCAAATCCTGAACGTGTCCCAAAACGGGAGAATCGACAGGTCCCGCAATTCCCGCGCCTTTCAATTCTTGAGTCATCGCCTGAACGTTAGGATGCGTAACATCGACAGTCCCGACCATTCGTCCGCCTTCAAGATATATTTCATAGTTAATGTTTTTTTGAGTTACAGTCATTTTTTGCCTCCTACGCAAACAAAGTTTGTAAATATGAAGGGTCGTATTCGAGAAGAAACTCGATTTGTTCCGCCGGAGCGACCAAACCGAAGAACCCGTGGAAGAGTATATTACCGTCCATAAGGTCAAGGATACTGTTTTCTTCTTCGTTAAATTCTATTCTGCCGCCCGTTACCGCGCCCGCCGCCGAAAGCGAATTTATGAAAATCGCCTCGCTGTTCAGAATCGTCTGAATGAGCCGCCTGTTAATCGGGAAATCGACTTTTTGAAACCAAGTCAGAACAAGCCGATTGCCATACCAAGCCAAAAATCTGCGATTCGATACAAATACGTCTTTTGGGTCGGTATTTGCGGGATAAGCCGTCGTTCTGTTCCCCCACATTTTCCAACCGCCGACAAAATTCAATGCGGTAGCAATTCCGTTTTGATTTAAGAAATTTGCCTGCGTCAAAGAAAGCGACAACTCTTCGCCGTCAACAATAGCCGCTTGACATTGCAGATTTTTATTGGACGGAGAAGCGAACGGAATATCTCCGTTTTCTCTATCGACGATTGCCATAATCCCCGCCGCCTGCGTTGACATATTCATTAAACGGTCGCCGAATTTTACTTTCGGGTAACACAAATACAAATCCGGCGAAGTAAGATTGTTCGCGTTTTTGTATTCCGCCGCGTCCGTATAAATTTTTACCGCGTTTTGTCCCTGACTGGGAATATCCGCGAAGCAGACGGCGTTAAATACTCCGTTTATGTTTTGCGTTTTCGCCGCCAAAATAGCCGCTACGGTAGGGTCGTTCGAGAAATTAGGCGCAATCAAAATACCCGGCACCGAAACGAAACGCGGGAACGCCTGCTCGACTAATTCAAGTCCCGTCGATTTACCCGTCGTAAAATCGAATCCTCCTATAACTTCCGCTGCGGATACGTCTTGCGGCGCGGCATATTTATACGTCGCCGAAATTGCCGCTCCCTGCGTTATAGCCGATTCGAGAGAAGCGCCTTGTGTAGCGGTAATTACGCCCGTTACGGGATTTATAGTATAGTCGGTATCTTTTACAAAAACGGTTTGGGCGGACGAATCTTTAATAACCGCGTCGTCGATAACGTCGGGATTCGCCAAAACCGCTACGCCTTCCGTAAATTCAAGCGTTTCGTTTGTAACGCTGTGAAAATGAACGGACGGGTCAAATACGTTCGCGAAAATTACGGGAGCGTTTCCGAATAATGTAAATTGAGAAAAGGCGACTTCCGAAAGCCCCCACTTCTCAAAGTTATCGTTTGCCGCGTCGATTCCTAATAATTGCGCCGCCTCCGCATTTGAGAATATCAAATGAATACTGCCGGGCAACGCTTTATCCCTGATGTCCGCAGGCAACCTGTGAACAGGGGCGCAGCCGAACGCCATAACAAGCGAAGCGCCCACGCGTGCGGACGGAACCAACGCGGTCGGCACTTGCCTGCTTCTTACTCCGTGAAAAAATGCCATAAATTACCTCCCGCCTTTCTTTCGGCTCAAATAATCGTTCGTTACTTTCTTTTTTACTGCGAAAAGGGCGGAATTTTTATCCGTCAATTCCCTCATCGCTTTCGCCGCTTCGCCTACGGGTATAAACAATTTGGAAAAATCCGCGTTCGCTTTCTGCATTTGAGCAATTTGAGGCGAAACTCCGTTGAAAATCGCGCCGTAACCTATTTGAAAGGTTAATTGTCCGCTTTTATCCTGTTCCACCATCGGCGGACCCAAGTATATCGCCTGTCCCGTTTGAGAATTATCCCCTTTCGCCGCCGGCTTTGCCGCGTTCGGTTTTAAGACATTCTCCTTTTTATCGTCTGACATTATCAAACCTCCTTTATGTATATGTAACTAAACTTTTCTTTCGGGAACGTTAGCCGAAAACTTCGCCGCGACCGCCATACCGTAATACGGATGGTCTTGCATTCCCGCCTCATAAATCCCTAATTCCTTTTGCAGTCCGGTAGTCCATTTAACTTCCTCTTGAAATTCCCAATGGTTATTCTCCCAAAACCTTTTAACGAACAGGACTAACAATACTCTGTCAACCATATTCAGAATATCGTTATACCCCGCTTCGATATTCGTAAAACTTTCATCGCTGTAAACGCAGCACAATATCCCTACGTTTATCTCGTGAGATAATAATTTATCCGTTTTCTCGCGGTTCATTGCGCCGTCCAAACTGCGAACGATACAAAACGGCGGGTCGCCCGCTTCCTGCTTGACTTCCGCACTTGCAGACATAGAGCGTTTGGGAGGCGCGTGTCCTATCCAAATATTGGGCGCAATATACGCTTTCTCTTTAACGGGCAATCTATACGGAAAATTCTCAAACGATTTTTTTAATTCGTTTTGAATATCCTTCAAAAGTAAAAACGTGCTTCTCATTTTCCACCCATAACGTTAAGCCAAGATTCGCATTCGGAAATAATTGTTTCGTTAAATACCTTCTGCGCTTTTTCCACAAATTGAGGCATCAGTTTCGTATTTTGCGAAGTTACCATTTGCGGAACCGACGCCGTCGTCAACATTTTAACGGGAAATCTGTCGCTTCCTTTCCTCTCATATACTCCGAATTTTCCGTTTATATCTGCGACAAAAGCGTGTTTGAATCTGTGTCTTTTCCCCGCGATAAGAACGCTTACGCCGCCGGTCGTTTTTCCGCCCATAATAGAACTCGGATTTGCGCCCATCTCGTATAGCGGTATTCTTTTTCCGCGTAATTGCGCTAACGCGGCAATGCCGCCGCTGCGCTTATTGGCTCTTGTAATTTTGAAATCGGACAATTGGCTTTTCGCGACGCTCCACTCTTTCGTCGTTTTGCTTTTTACTTCGCTTCTATATGCGGAAATCGCCTTATTCGCGGAAGTTATTACAATATCGTCGAATTTATCGGGCATTCTTCGCAATAACTGCGAGACCACGCCTTTATTCAAAACATCAAAACCTATTTCAATCACGAAATCCGCCTTTCAAGTACGATTTCCAAAAAGCCGAACGGATTCTTGACGTCGGCTACATACCAGTTCGCTCCGTCAAAATCCACCTGCTCGGTAACTCTCGGATGCGGAATTAAATCCATATCTCTGCAATAAATTTTCCTCCGCTCCACATTTACGCCCTGCGCGTCGTAATTTTCGCCCAAATCAGTCCGCGCGTCCTCCGCAATCTGCAACGGTAAGTCGTTCCAAGAACAAATCCGCCCGAATTCATCAGCATTCAAAAGAACGTTTTTGAAATCTTCGTAAACCTGTTTCTTGAAATCGCTTACCATTTTTTACTCCTTTACCGCTTTCGTATAGAGCGCGATAAGTTGCTGCTTATTCTCGCTGCCTTTTGTCGAAACGCCGATAACCGCCAACTCGTTAAGGATTTGCGCGTTCGTCATTTTGTTTAAGGCGTCAACGGACAGAGGAGTATAACCTCCTCCGCCTTCGTCATCGTCGTCGTCTTTGCCGTCATCGTTGTCTTCGTCCTCGTTTTGTTCGTTTTCATCGTCCTCGTTTTGTTCGTTTTCGCTTTTGGGCGTCTTTGCCGCCGTGGCTTGCGTCTGTTCTTCCAAAGCGACGGCGACTTTCAAAGCGAGCAAACGCTTCGCC